CCTGCGCCTTCGCCGCTGCGGCGGCTTTCGCGTGCGACTGCTGCTGCTTCTCCAGCGCATGCAGCAGCGCCTCGAGTTCCCTGGCTTTTTGCCGGTCGGCGTGCGCGCGGGCGAGCAGCTGCTGCTTAGTGCCGTGGGGGTGTGGTTTCACTGCGGGTGCTTGCTGCGCCGGGTGCCCAGTGCTGGCCTGTGTCTTGCTGGCCTGTGTCTTGCTGGCGCCGCCTTTGCCGCCGCCACCACCACCGGCGGTGGTGAACTCGCCGCCGCCCGCACCAACTGGCAGGTGGTAAGGGTTGAACCGTTTCCCGCCGTGGGCAGCGGCTTTCGCCGCTTCCCACTCCGCTACCGCTTTGACGGCCGCGGCCTGCACGTCCGGGTGAACCGCGTTCCCGTGCCCGTCGTGACCAGCGGCCCAGTCCTTCACAATCCCGATCGCCATCTGGATCGCCTTCGACTCCGGGCGTCCCTGCGCGACCAGGTGGTGGGCGACATGCTGCACATACGCCGGCAACTGCAAGCCCTTGACGTGAAACAGGCCCGGCCCGGCGGGCAACCCGAACGGTTCATGCACCGTTGACGCGACCGGCGTTTCAGCGGTGCGGGCGACGAGGGTGGCCATGTCCGGCCAGCCAGCGGCGCGGGCGGCGTCCTCGAAGTCGGCGGCCATACCCTTCCCTACTTGACTCAGTACAGTTGACCGGGTATAGTGAAGTTGCGGGGGAAGGGCCCCTGCGGGAGGGGGAACGGGATGGCCAGGTTCATCGACGAAGAGACCCGGGGTTTCCCGCTGACCGGCGGCGACAGCGAGCCCACTGCGGCCGAGATCGCCCAGACCCGCCGCGAGGCGTGGGATGTGCCGTTCCTGGCTGACCCGTCCGACGAGGCGGCGAACGCGGCCCGCGGTGAGCAAACCCGCGAGCTGGCCGCCGCGATCCTGGCCGTCCCGCTGATGACCTCGGTGGGCGGCATGACCGTCGCGTCCGCTGGCTGGTCGAAGCAGCGCGGCGAGTATGCCTACTCGGTCGCTGACCCGGCGGTGGATCAGGATGCGTGGATCGCGGCGCTGGGCGCGCACGAGGACGCTGTGCTGACCTCAGATGGGCGCCCAGCTGTCCGTACCGCGTGGTGCGCCTGCCCGGAAGACGCGGCGGCGTGGGTGCGGTACGAGGCGTGGTCGGCGCGGGGCTGTGAGGCTCACGGGTTCGTGTGCCCCGGCTGCCGGAAGCTGACCCAGACAGGCTAGCCCCTTGACTCAGTCACCTTGACCGGGTACACTGAGATCGTAGGGATGAGGGAGGAAACATGTTCACCACCGAATGCACCGGCTGCGGCGACGCCAGCCAGTCCGAGGACTCTTACAGCGACTGCTGCAACGAGCCCACCACCACCGGGTTCACCCCAGCCAGCGACTACGACTGCAGCGGCGCGTTCGACGGCTTCCAGGTCGTCTCCGACGCGGATCCGGGCCTGTGATGGCCGCCACTAAGGCAGTCAAGGCCGGTGACGTGATCGTCTGGACGCACTACTCCACCCCAGGCGAGGGCTGGCAGCCGCCGTTCGAGCGGATCGGCACCGTCTGGTCCGGGGCGCCGGTCGGCAACAGCCTGTCCAGCGCCTGGTGGGTCCACCCCGACGAGCCGCTGCCCGGGGAGGTGCTGGCGTCCGGTGTGCTGGCCGTCGGCAAGGCCGCCGGGCGCAACTGGGAGACCGGGCACCCCGATAAGGGCGAGGTCTACTCGTCCAGTTACTGGCGGCATCAGCCCGCCGCACTGACCAGCGCCGCCGCCAGGTACGTCCTGGCGGCATGAGAGGAGACGTCATGACCTACCGAGACCGCCGCGAGGCCCGCGCTGAGCGGCTGCGCGGATGGGCCGCGACACGCGAGGGACGCGCCGAGGCCGTGTTCAAGGCCGGCGAGCCGTTCACATCCGACTACGCGTTCAACACCCAGCCGGGACACATCCCGTTCCGGGCAAAACTGATCGCCCGCGAGGACCGGGCGCACCAGTCGCTGCGCAAGGCCGGCTCGATGCGGTCCCGCGCGGACGGCATCGAAGACCAGCTGGCGACCTCAATCTACGACGACGACCCGGACGCGATCGGGCAGTTGCGCGCCCGGATCACCCGGCTGGAGGCCGAGCGCGACGCGGCCAAGGCGGCCAACGCCGCCTACCGGCGGGAACACCGGGCCGAACTGGCGGCGATGGGACGCTGGCAGCGCCAGCAGGCGGTGCCGTACCCCAGCTATCACTTCGAGAACCTGTCGGGGAACCTGAGCCGGCAACGCGCCCGGCTGGCCCGGCTGGAGAGAGAGGCATCCAATGACTGACTTCCCGCCCGTCACCGAGCGGGTACTGCCAGAAGGCACATGGACCCATCCCGGCAGCGGAATGACCTTCCGCGGCGACATCCCGCTCAGCGAAGCCGCCGAGCTGCGCGCCCAGGGGAAGATCGCCGCCTGCCCGCAGTGCGAATCCAAGGGCATGGCCTACACCGACCCGTCGGCCCGCGAACGGCGGATGCGGGTGCTCCACCAGGAAACCTGCCCCGTCTACCGGGCAGCCGAAGACCTAGCAGAGGAGTTGCTGAAATGACCCGCTACACCGCCACCGGCACGTTCACCAAGGTGGCCTGGATACGTGACCCGGACGTGCCGCCAGGCCAAGCCGCCGAAGGATCATTCACCTGCCCGTGCGGGGGCCGCGTCGAAGGCGTCAGCTTCGGCCAGCCGGGCATCGTGCACTGCCCCAGATGCGGGCAGGGCTTCGACGGGCACGGATGGCTGCAGTGACCCGTCGTAAGATGCCGGAACTCGCCGGCATGGACGAGATCGCCGCCATGGCTGGCGTGTCCAAACAGCGCGCCAGCCAGCTCATGGACCGGCGCCTCCACCCAGACGCGCCAGAAGGACAGCAGCTGAAACGGGGCCGCGTGTACCTGAAAGCCGACGTCGCCGCCTACCTGCTGAGCCACGGGCGCCCGAAAACCTGGTAACCCCCGCCGCGAGCCGCTCCCCCTGAACCGGGGGGCGGCTCATTACTTCATCAGCGCGTGGTCGAACGGGATGTGGACGACCTGCCCGGCCGGGACCGCGGCCACCTCGGACTCAATCTGGCCGAACAGCGCCCGGTTGTGCGGCAAATCCGGCACGCCAGAGTCCTCAAACGGCCTGCCCGCTGTGGCGGCCATCAGCATCAGGTGCGCTGCTTCGCCGCGTTCCACTGCTCATGCTCCTTCGCCAGGAACTTGGCCCACGCCGCCGGGTCGGTCACCTCGAACGTGCCGCCGGTCTTCTTGCTGCCGATCAGCTTGATGCCGATCGCGGACAGTTCCTTACGGCTGTTATTGTCCCACAGTTCGGCCGTGTCGAACAGGTCGTGCTCGATGGCCTGCCGGAACGCGCTGCTGACGCCAGCGTGGGTTTCCCGCAGGAACGTCTCCGGAACGACCCGCCCGGTGCGCGCCCCACGCTTAGCGGCCCGCTCCGCCGCGGTGTTCGTGTCAACGGTGACGTACCGGCCGTCGACCAGATACCCCGACTTCTGCGCGGCCTTGATCTTCGCGGCGAGTTTCGCGTAGTCCCCGTCGCCGGTGCCATCGAGGGTGAAGTCCCGTCTCCCCGCGATAGCCGCCGCCATGATCTTCTTAGCGATCGCGGACGATTCCTCATGCACATACGCGGCGGCGCTCTTGTCCCCGGCGCCGAGCATCTTCTGGTACTCCGGCAGTTGCGCCTTGATCGCGTCCGGGTCGATGACGACACCCTTCGCCGGGCGCATCTTCAGCATCTCCGACTTCCCCGACGCGGGACCGCCGCCCATGAACGTCGCGACCGGGCGCGCGGATGGCAACGTGCCGGTGAGCGCCTTCGCGACGATCCGGTCGTGGAGCGCCTGCCGGCCGGGGGTGAGCTGGCCGCCGGGGCTGTGCTCCTCGATGCTGCCGCCGGCGTGGATCCAGCCGTGGATGTAGCCGTGGGGGCCGACGCGGGAGGAGACATGGGACCGGTCAAAAGGGCGGCTGCGGCCGTTCCCGTTAGCCGCTGGCACCAGCGGCGGCTTCTGCCCCGCCGGGGGCACTGGTGGCTGGCCGGGTTTCGACTCCTGCGGGTTCAGCTCCACCCCGCTCGCACCGACGCCGAGCTCCTCCTTCAGGCCACGCGCCGCCGCCACCTGAATCTGCAGCGGCGTGAAATCCGCGCCATCATAATCCGTCGGGTCCGACGGCTTCGGCAGCGGCTCCTTACCTTCGAACTCGCGGACCTCGTTCACGTTCAGCACACCGATGTCCCGCGCCGTCCGGTACACGTTGTACCGCGTAGTGATGTCGTGGCGGATGCGGGCGTCCCGGTCGAACTGGGCGTACTGCTGCACCGGCAGCGACTCGCCGAACGCCTCCTCAAACCTGACGAGCCACGGGTCGAGCGTCTCGGTGATCAGCGAAATAGACGACTGCTCATCCGAGGAATAGTGCAGGTTGTCGCCGCGGCTGCCGCTGACCCGTTCCGGCGGGACGCCGTACACGGCGGCGACCTGCGTCGCGGTCAGCTGCTGCGCGTTGATGAACTGCGCCTGATCCGGCGGCACCGTGATCGGCGTGTACGTCCAGTCGCGGCCGAACACCAGCGGTTCACGCCGCCGCTGCGCCCTGACGAGCTTCGCCTTGATCTCCGCCGACTGCTCGTCCTCCACCTCATATGCGGTGTTCTGGAACGTCCCCGGCGGGAACCCGCCCGACTTGTACCAGTCCGACCCGTACGCGAGGGCCTCGTGGCCGGCTTCGATCAGCATCTGGAACGCGCGCAGCGGCGAGATCGCCTCGGTCTGCCCGGCGACGGACAGGCCGCGGACGATCCACAGGTCATCGCGTGCAACCGGCCGGCCGGCGTAGAAGAACCGTGCCGCGGCCGGGTTGAACGGCTGCGAGTCGATCACCTGCATCAGCGCCGGCGGAAGCCACTCCACCGATGTCGGGTAGCCGTAGCCGTCGCGGGCCGTTATGTATCCGTAACCCATGCCGTGGAGCAGCGCCGACGTGAGGCCGACGACCTTCCAGTCGAACGGCCGCAGATACGCCGACGGTTTCGCCAGCAACTGCCCCGGCGGCAGTTTGATAGGGCGGCTGCCGGTGTCGCGGTACTGGTTGACCGGCAGTTTCGCGACACCTTCGGCGATGATCCGCACACACGCATAGACGGGGGCGAGGCGCAGCGCACCATCCTGGCCGCTGACACCGGACCGCGACGGGTGCAGGGGGCCGCCGGCGTCGAAGCGGAACAGGGGACTATCCCACGGGCGCCACGGCACCCCGCCGAGGGCGCGGCGTTCCGTCAGCGCCGTGTTAACCCGCTGGGCGGACTTCACTACTCACCTTCGGATGCACGTCATGCCACCCGGTGCGCACCGCCAGGAAACACCACACCGGGATCAGCCACGCATAGCCGAGGAGACGCCCCACCCAGATCAGCAGGAACGCGGCGAGGTTCACCGCCGCAGCGGCGGGGCGGACCTGGCGGGCTTGCGCGGTGATCTCCGCGACCGGCAGCTGAATCGTGGTCACCCGACGCTCCTCAAGATGTTGTAGGGGGCCTTGCGGGTGGCGTACCGGTCATGCGCCCACGCCGCCAGCGTCACACCCACCAGCGGGCTGATATCGATGTTGGTCGCCTTCCGGGCCCACGCCCACGCATCACCCAGATCCCGCCGCACAGCCCCAGCGACCGCGGCGGTCAGGTCCGGGTCGCCGCCGTGGCGCAGCGTCCGCGAATCCATCACCATGTTGAAGAACCGGCCGCACCCCTGCGCGACCTCACGCATCGTCGGCTTCGTCACCTCAACACCCAGCGACTCGATCTCATCGATCATCGACCCCGCCGGGCTAGCCGGGTCAATCACCGTCGCGATCGGCCGGTGAGCCTGCACAATCTCCGCCAGCCGCTTCGGAAGCCACGACACCCCGCCCCGGTGCTCGATGATCTCCACATCCATGCACCCGTCCGGGCGGCGCCACGCCGCCGCGATCGTCCCCGCGATCTTCCGCGGCGCCGCGTCCACCGCCAGCGACACCTCGCCATGCGCGACCGGATCCGCGCGCAGCGCCTCCCACGACTCCCGCGGGATCACCAGCCACTCATCCGGGATCGTATCCAGCCACTGATTCAGGTACGCCCGGCGGAACTCCCGCAACGGCATCAACGCGAAATCCGCGCGCATCGCCTCAACACTCACCGTCCGGCCGAGCGCAGGCATGCACGCCCACCAAGTCTCTTCATCCGCCGGGTCAGCCTTATCGGGCGCTGACCAGTCAAAGTACGCCGCGCCCGACGTCGCACCCGCCTCCGCGCGGGCGCGGCCAGCGTCTACCTTCTCCCGCAGGAACAGCGACGAATCGTCACCCGCAGTGGACACGATCCACATCTGCGGCTGCTCACGGGTGATCATCGACGGCTTCGTCGCCTGCTCCAGCCGCGCGTCTTCCTGCGCGAACGCCTCATCGATGAACGCCACATCCACCGTCGGCCCGTGACCAGACTTCTTCGTCACCGACATGATCCCGTAATGGGAGCCATTGGCGAAGATCACCGACTCGTTGCCGGTCGTCTTCCGCACCCGGTAGAACCGGCCACCCTCATCAAGCGGCGGCCCAAACGGCGAATTCGCCAGGATCGGGAGCTGGTCATCCTCCCACTTCTTCCGCGCGTCCAGCCGCGTCTGAGCCGTATACACGATCCGCGCCGGGCCCAGCGCCAGCGCCCGGTGCACCGCCAGGGCGAGGATCAGCGTCGTCTTCCCCGACTGCCGCGGCACCGTCAGCGTCACCTCGCGATACGCCAGCCGCCCCGTCACCGGGTCCACCTCAAGCGCCACATCCGCGACCTGCCGCTGCCACGGCATAAACGGCGTCCCCAACTGCTGCGCCACAGCCGCGGCCCGGCCACCCAGCGTCGGCCGGTCAACCCTCCTCGGAGTCGCCCACCTCGGCGGGCAGCGGCGCTGAGAGCTGGCGGACCAGTTCCTCGATCGGGTCGGGGCCGTCGTCGCGCCCACCACCCTTCGCCAGTTCCGTCAACGTCGCCCGCAGCTCACGGGCCACGGCAGCCGTCGATAGGCCAGCGCCATCATCCAGAGCCTTCGCCAAAGTCAGCGCAGCCTCCGCCAGGCCACCCAAACCGCGGGGAAGCTCACCGATCTCCCGCAAACTCCGCGCGATCGCGAGTTCAACCCGGCCGCGCCGCCTGCGCGTTGTCACATGCCCCCCCCGATCAGGTCTGCCCGCAAAATAGGGGAGGG